TCAGGCCGATTTCAGCGGCGCTCATTTGAACGGGTTCCTCTTTGATGTTCAGCTTGTCGAGCACGGCAGCGCGGGCCTCGTCGATAGAACGACCAGACTCCACAAGCTGACGGCCGAGGTCTTCCATGCCGTGCTTAGCGGTCAGGGAAGTGATGTCCGCAATGCGGGTGCGCTCAGCCTCAGCGGCTTCGGCCCGCACCACGGCCAGATCGGGGGTGGTGTTTTCCATTGAAGGAATGGGATCGGGTGTAGGTGCTGCCGGAGCAGCCTCTGTTTCGGGCTCTAATGAGCGGCCAATTCCGACGCCGGGATCAGCCGGCACCGAAACAACCGAGACCTCATAAGGGGCCCAGGATGTGGCGACAAAATCGCCACTTCCGCGCTCTTCCATCTTGTCGATGGAGTAGCCGAAAGAGACGTTCCTAAGAACGCCGTCTTTCACGTCACGCAAGATTTCTTGCGCGAAGTCGTTGCGGCTGAACCGCACGCGCGCATACCCACGGCGTTTTTTGCCGTCGATATACGCACGCTCGACAACCCCAATCACGCGATCAGGGTTGTGGTTGAACAACAGCGGAGCGCTGTCATTCAGACGACTGAGGTCAGCCGCCTCCATCTCATGGCTCAGAATTTCGTTTCCGAAATAACGAGCCACGGGATACTCGCTACTAAAAGGAAACTCGTAGGTCCGTTCTTCGACCTCATCGAATGCAGTTGTTTCGCTGCGCTTGTAGCTCTTGCCTTCCAGCCAACGCAATGCGCTGATCTTGCGCAAAGTAGAAAACCGATGACCCACCAAGCGGTCGGTGGCTTCCCAGCCCTCATCGCCTTCGGAATAAACGCGAATCAGTGCAGCGGGATCCTCAGGGTCGCCGTTGACGGTGAAGTCAGAGTCGGGCACGTTGATCTGCCCGTCGCGCTCTACTTCCTCGATTCGACCGCGTGCAGTGCCGCCGCTTGAATCCCACGAAACAAAATCGCCAGTGCTCAAAGCATCAGGCGCCGCGCGTTCTTCCGTCTCAAGTTCGACCTGCTCTAAGTCCACCGAGCTTTCTTCGGATACTGCATCAATTCTATCGGCGTCAATCTTCGTCATCTTCGCCAGCCTCCTCATCAATTACAGGGGCCGGGGTATCACCAAACGGGTCAACAACACCGGCCGGCTTTGCCTGACTTGCACCACCCTCGGTCACCTCGCTCGGGTCGGTGTCCGTGATGATGTTCATCTCATCCAGCATCGCCAGTTCGGCCTGACGCATCACCAAGGTGTCGTCAAGGTCGCCGCCTTGCTCAGCGATCACCTGGCCCAGCGTTTTGAAGCCGCAGCGGACCGCGGTCTTGTACGCCTCAACTTCCTTCTGCGGGTCAACCCACTCCCAGCTGCGAGCCACCCAACGGCTAGCGCGGTAGCGATCAGGGTTGCTGTCATATCCAGGCAGGTTTAGCTCACCGCTTAAAACCGCCATTTCCAGCCACTGGTCAAAGACGACCTGGTGGAAGTTTTCGACCATGAAGCGCTGCAGCACGCGGTAGGTGTCGCGTTCCTCCAGCAAGCTCAACCGGCTGCTGCTGTAGTTGCTCTCCGAAAAATTCTTGCTCAGACTCTCGAACGAAACCCCGAGACCTGCAGCAGCTGCGCGCAGCATTGACCGGGTAAACGGCTCCAGCTGGCCGTCAGGTGCGTTCAGATCGGGCACGGTCACGCTCTGGCCCGGATCCAAATAGGCAAATTTGCCGGGGCTGAAGTCCTGCACCCGCTCGCCTTGGTAGACCTCATCGCCGATCAGCTCACCCTCGGGTGACGTGATGAAACCCATCAGCGCGCTGCTAGCGCGTGCCCGCACCAGCTCGGCCTCTTCATAGCCCTGCAGCATGTGCAGCCGCATCAGCGCAGAAGAGAACCAGCTCACGCCGCGGGTCTGACCCGGACGCTCCGGCATAAACAGGTGGATCACCTCATTCGCCGGCACGCGGATGCGCTTGGCATTGCTCTTGTAGTTACCCGCGTAGGTGTCGCCCGGATGGTTGGCATAGAAGTGGTAAGCCTGCGGCCGCAGGTAGGAATCCACCTCGATTCCCATCCGCACCATGTTGCCGCCAGACGCCTGGGGCACGTCGTCGTCGATCAGATAGTCAGGCTCCAGGACCTGCAGCGCGAACGGCACCCGGCTATCACCGAACGGCCGACGGATCATCCGAACGAACACCTCGCCCGATTCCGCCAGCGAACGGATCAACATCCGCTCGATCTGGTGGAAGCTCAGAAGCCCGCTCACATCGCAGCGGCTTTTATGGCCCCACGATTCCCAGGCCGCGTGGATCTGGGCGTTCATCGCCTCATCCAGGCGACCGCCGCGTTGCATCCGCACCTGGCCTTGGTGGCGGATCCCATGCCCCACCACGTTCATCTCCAGAGCGCGCAACGCCTGCCGGGCGTAGTCATTGTCCCGGCACATCTGCCGCGCACGATTGCGCAGCATCTTGAAGCTCGACCGAACCTCAGAGTCGGCGCTAGTGCTGCTGCTGACCCAATCGCTGGTCAGTCGGTTGAACCTTGCCCCGCCATACGCACGGCGAGCAGGACGCCGCGGCCCACGGCCAAACAATTCGCGGATCGCACTACGGACGCCCATCGGCTCAGAACCTCACATAAACGGAGAAAGGATTGCCCAAGCCGTTAGCCATGAGCTGCGCCCGCTTCTCTCGGTTGACTTCAGCTTTCAGCTTTGTCTCCAGGGCAAGCAGGTCTGGCAAATCGTATTTCTCCAGATTGCGGTTGCCTATCGCGTATTTCTTGACCGCGCCGCCGTCGAGAATCGTTCTAATCGCCGCTTGTACTGCGTCCAGATCCTTCTGCGCTTGCGTGCGGCCATCCAGCGCCCCAGGCGTGTCGCTATAGACCAGCGAGGCCAAGACCTTGAGCTGACCACTGCCAAGCGTGATCGTGCTGCCGGTCTTTGTCGCAACCGCTTGCCAATACCAATCCCCGGCATCGAACCCAGCCGAATCAGTTGCGCTGATTGTCGTCTGCCAGTCCTGCGTGCCGTCTGCAGTAGCTGTTGCAGTGTGACCCTCGCTAGCCGTGTTGGTCCGTAGGTAGTACTTCAGCGTGTAATCGCTACTGCCGACCACATTCCCGAGATTGTCTTTGCCGGCCACGTCCTTCCACTGGATCGTGTCGCCTGCCCTGATTTCGCTCGGGATGTTCACGGCCTACCAGTTAGACACAAAACTGCTGGCCGCACCTTGCGGCTTCTGACTTGATCTTAGCTTCGGCTTTTCAGGTTCTTCGAGCCGTTTCTCCAGCTGATCCCAAATCGTCCGCCGGTCATATTTCCGATAGAGCAACTGCAATGCGGCGTAGGAATAAACCAGCGTGTCCAAGCTTTCGTTGCGGGCGTTTGGCTTTTTCACCCACACCCGTTCCGGAAAACCATTCCGAAACTTGATCGCCTGTTTTTCAGCCGTCAGCTGTTTGAAATACTCCTCACCCGTTGTCGCGTGAAAGTGCAAATAGCCCTCACCCGGCTCCACATGCTTCAAGCGACCAAACAAAGTCGTTTTGCAGGTATCAGACCCCACGGGATATAGGACGGCCCCTTTCTTCAACGTCCGCCCGTTGGCATTGATATCAACCCGGCTCGGCTTGCCGATCGGTGGTTTGTTCCGCTGGCTTTGGCCCTTGATCGCAATCACGCCCTGCGCCCGGCGCTCTCGCGCGTACTGGTAGACCTCCGCGGTCGCGTGACCACCAGAGTCAACCGCCACCAGGTCCGCCTTCAAGCTGCCGCCCAGCTCATGCGGCCACTGTTTGGTCACCAGTTTGTCCAGCTGTTTCCACACCTCAGCCCGCGTCGGGTCACCGCCGATTTCCAAATGCCGGATCAGCCAGCCCTCCTCATTGCGGCCCCAACCCCACACACTGATCGCCAATCTCTCGCCAAGTGATCCGCCGCCGCCCTGCACGTCAACGCCCATAGTCACCGCTAGCACGCCAGCAGGCAGCACTCCCTCGTCGTACGGCTCGCATCGCTCCAGCAGCGACTCGGCGCCAATCTTGCTCGCGTAGTCATCCTCGAACGTCTCGCCTAGCGCGGTGTTGATCCACACCCGCAGCGCCTCAGGGTTGGCCTTCGCCTCCAAAAACTCCTCAACCAAATTGGCCCAGGTCGCGTTCGGGCTGTAGCTGTACGCCGCCCAAATGTGAAACCCAGCGTGCTTGCCATTGCCTGGCGCCGTCGCACGCCATTCGCCGCGCTCCACCATCCACCGCTTTTTCGCGTGCGGGATCAGCACCCCGCAGTTCTCGCACGCATACGCCGCCGTGCTCGGATCGTTATCGATCCACCGAATGTTCGGCCATTTCAAATACTGCATGTGCCCGCAGTCCGGGCACGGGACGTAGTACCGCCGCTGATCCGACTCGCCAAACATCCGCTCAATGCGGCTGAAGTCCTTCACCGTCGGCGTGCTGCCGGCAATGATCTTGCGGTTCCAGTAGTACTCAGTCCGCCGAATGCCGAGCTTGATCTGGTCGCCCTCAGTGCCAGCACTCGCCGGGTAGCCGTCCACCTCGTCAAACAACACAATCCGCCGGCTAACACGCCGGAAACCTCGCGGGCTATTAGCGCCAACCAGGCTCAGCGTTCCGCCTGGGAAACCCTTCTGCAAAATCGTGTTGCTGCCGTCCTTCGCCTTCGCCTCCGTCACCAGCCCGGCGATGCACGGCGTATCCCGCAGCATCGGCGCGATCTCTTCCTTTGAGTAGCCCTGGGCGTCCTCAACCGTGGGCTGCACAACCATGATCGGGCACGGATCCTGATGGATGTGAAATCCAATCGCGTGGTTGATCATCTTGGTGTAACCAACCCGCGCGGATTTCATCACCGTGATCTGCTCCACGCTTGGATCAGTCACCGCATCCATCATTCCCTTCTGATACGGCAGCGTGTGCCACCGGCCGGCCTCCGCTGAACTCTCAGCCGACAGAAACGCGAACTTGTCAGCCCACTCGCTAAGCGTCAGCTTCTCCGGTGGCCTGAACGCCTCCAGGGCGCCTCTCACCAGGTCGTTGATGTCAGCCATCAGCCAGGTCCTCTAGCGCCTCTCTCACGATCTCCTCCAGCGCTGTAAACGCATCGTCCGGGATCTCAGGTATCCGCTGCTTCGCTTTGGTCGGAATGCCCATCACCTTGGTCCGCGCAATCGCCACAACCTCGCCCCATTTCTTCGCCACCTCATCAGCGCGCACCAGCTCGCCTTCTTTCTCACCTCGCTCCAGCTCAAGCAGCTCCGCCTTCAGGTGCTCAGTCCGCGCGCGGCTTTCGTTGTAGTCCGGCACATCGCTACCAACCCTCGGCGTTGGCTCCACCTTGGTGCGCACGTTCACCGGCCTCATTCGCGCCCGCGTGTTCTGCTTCCAGTCCTCACGCAACGTCTCGCCGTTGATCATCTCCCGCCCGTCTGGTCCCTTCACCGGAACCAGTCGCCCATCACGCAAGGCGTTTGATATCGCGGAAGGATGTACGCCTAAAGCCCTCGCAGCGTCGGCCTTAGTTAAAAGCATCCAGCCCTAATTGCGACCTAATGTCAATTAAATGCCCCTAAATAGTAAATGGGGAAGGGGCTAACTGCACCCGCAGCTAGGACTCACAAAGCCTCAACCCCACACCTACCCAAACCGCGAGCCTTCGGGTGACC